AACATTTTGAGTATGATATTCTTATTAAAGCGATAAATGATTATAAAGATCATACATTATCTGCTATAAAGAAAGATAAAGATATATCAAATATTCTTAGAATATACTCACAAGAAGAGGCTATGGATGGGATAGGAGAATTTGGTTTGGGTGGTATGCCTAATGATACTTCAGCGGGTTTTCCTTTAGGTAAGTCAAAGAAGCATTATCTTAAAAGAGACCCTATGGATGAATCCCTAGTCCAAGTTCCCAGAGAATTTAATGGAGAAGTTGATATCCAAGGTGAGATAGATAGAACTTTAGAAGCTTGGAGAAATGGTTATCGTTCAGAATCCATATATAAATCAAGCAGTAAGGTGAATGAAGTTTTACCTAAAAAGAAAGCAATTGAGAAAGTAAGAAAGTTTTATGGTAGTTCAATAGCTAATTACGTTTGCTCAAGAAGAGTTTTAGGAGGAGTTCCACAAATTATGAAGAAACATTGGGAAACCACAGAGTGTCTTGTAGGTATTAATCCTTTATGTAAAGAGTGGGATGATTTCCATAAGTATCTAACCGCCTATAGTACTACTAATATGATTGCTGGTGATTTTGCAGGTTATGATACTCGTATGTCAGCACAAATTACTACTGCTGCAGCTCAAATTATCATTTCATGGTATAAAGAGGCTGGATGCTCTGAAGAAGATATATCTCTTCTTGAAGGTTGTTTATCAGATATAGTACATCCAAACATCTTATTTGATGGAGACTTATATAGGTTTGCTAATGGAAATCCATCAGGAAATTTGATTACTGTACAATTAAATAGTATTTGTAATTCTATTTTGATGCGTTATGTATACTATGCCATGTATCCTAATGTTTCACAAAAATTTGCTGATAATGTTAGACTAGGTACGTATGGTGATGATAATGCTATGTCAGTTAAGCATAGATGTTATTGGTATACACATACAGCTTGTCAGAAGGAGTTTGAAAAAGTTGGTATCGAGTATACTATGGCTGATAAAGG